TGAGTAAGCGCCTTGAAGCAAGCTCTCAAAGAACGTGTCGTAAGCTCCATAAACTAATGTGCCTGACATAGAGCCAGTGACGTCAATTCCTGCAATAGCAGTTTCTACAGCTTCGCCTTTTGCTGCAAGTGATCGATGCTCGATTACATTTGGAGCAGCCGTCATATTCATTGGAACATCGCTCGTTGTGAACGATGGTGATGAGGGAGTTGTCCCTGCGACAGTTTCAGCCACAAACGCGCTCCGTAGCTGATTAGATGCAATGCCAGTCATGTTGTGGCCTCCTTATTTAAACTCGTATCGTGTAAAAGGTACGACAAGAGTTGCAATGTTAAATGGTATATCAGAAACCTCTCCAGATATATAGGGGTGCTGTTGATCTGGTGAGAATCTGATAAATTCGTTTGTAGTCGCTATTGCACCCGTATTCGCAATCCTTTTATCAAAGAAAATACCGTCTAATGTTTCTGCGTAACCTCTCCAAGTAGCCGATCCTTTACCGTTCTCCGTAAATATCTGGATAGTTACAATGCCAGTATAATCTATTCTATTAGTATTTCCACCTATAGATCCTTGCAAAGCTAAACCATTTCCTATTGAAACTCGGATACTATTAAATGAAGGAGTAAACTCATGCCCATCGAAACCTATCGGTGTCGTTGTTCCCCATTGAGCGCTTAAATATACCTCAATCGCTTTTCGCTCTAATGCATAAGTCATATCAACACGTTCCTATATTTGGTTCGCATCTCAGCTAACGTTAGTGCAACCATACCTTTCGGAGCTTGCCTAGACCATCCATTTTCTAACCTATTTGCATAAGGCAGATTATTTTGAATAATAATTGATTTATCTTTCTTATATTCAAAAGTCTCGATTGTTTGTGTGCCGCGAGTAATAGATGATGTTCCTGTCTTATCGGATGTATTAACCTTTGCAGGGTTCATTCTATTTTTGCTAACGATCCAGTTACCTCTAAATCGACCAGTATCGACAGGTGACTTCTTAACGATACCTCGCAAACTATCCATAGCAATCAATGAGATAACGTCCTCGATCTTTTCATCGGTATCGACTAAATCTTTGTTTAGCTTTATCTCAAAATTCTTATAACTCATTTCTGCAAGGCCACTCCATATTGAACAGAGACAGATCCGACAATCTTCTGCGCTGCCTTTATTTCATAATCAATAGACGAAATAGTTAGCTTGTAGCCCTCTTTGATAACCTCAGTAAAACCCTCGAACAAAACTAGCTGACGATTAGATCCAATAATAGCATCAGGAAATATATCTCTGGCAGGAGTATCGGTGTCAAATAAAGCTCTGCCTTCCAAAGTTGTTTTTGTTACCGAATAAGTACCTGTTGCAGGATCATAAGTTCCTTGCGTTTCATATTCTATCTCAGCGTCAAAGATAACATCCGTAACCGCTAATTTAACTGCATCGAAGGCTGCATCTGCAATTGCTGTGACTGTTGTACTCATCCGCGCACCATTTTAAGTTGAGCGCCACCGTAAATCGTATATGGCGAAAGCAATCCCTCAATCGCTACAAATCGAGGCGTTTCTCTAAAGTTAGTAAACTCGACTTCGGTTTCTACTGGCCCTGCTTTGTTCTTCTCTCGAACCTTTGCACCACCCTCAACCGTAGCAAATACGTTTGTTCCCTGATGAATAATATAAGCTAACTCAGCTTGAGCATCTTTTATATCCTGTGGAATAACATCGGGATCGATAGGGAAATCTTTAACAAGATAAATACCTGTCAAACGAGGCCAAACCATCGCCTGATAGCGATATTGTTGCTCACCGACAAAAGTGTAACTTCTGTTTATATAATCAGCCGCCTTGACCAGTTCAGATTCTTTTGCGGCTGTATTACCAGAAATATTTACGTTTCTCTCTGTCCAGAAAGCCTCGTATTCAGCCACAGTAATAAAGCTGTTTGTTGTTGTGCCGCCTACTGTTGTAACTATCGCCATGACTTATCCCTTCTTAGTAGACGCTTTCTTTTTAGCAGCCTTTTTAGGAGCTTTGCCGCCTTCCCACGCTTCGTTTGCTTCAGTCTTTGGATCATCTGCTATGAGTTGACCTTTATCATTCCTTGCTCGTTTTGGTTCGCCTTCAAAACGCTCGTGCTTCTTGCTGTCGAAATCTGCCTCATTGACTAGCGCCCATCCATCTTTTGAGCCTTTATGCTTTATCTTAATAAGATTCATTTTATCACCATTTAACCTTTGCAGCCCAAAAAGCCGCACTCATTCGACCTTTCTGGATGTTCTTTCTATGTCTAGCTAAGAAAGAATTTCTCCTAGCTTTCTGTTCAGCAGTTCGAGGGTTTTTTCCTGCGCCCTTAACACCCTGCTGACCAAATCTAACTGTTTTAACCCTATCACCGACTTTAGCTAATACAACATGACTTTTAGTCGGGTGACTTGGCGTTTTCTTTGGCTTGTTATATCCTGCGACACCCAACCTTTTTATCCTCGGATCTCGCTTGCTCATCTTAGTCGCCTTAATGCTCTGCGTTCTGTTTTAGTATATTTAGCCGATTGTTTACCTGATTTAGTGGCCTTATTCTTTGCTCGTGATCCTGCTGCCTTTTGTGCAGGAGTTAAGCTATCCCTTACAGCCTTTGGTAAGTAACGACTCTTTTTCTTCTTGCCTGTATAATCCCACTTCTCACCTGTCCATTTTCTAAGCGATATTTGCGACTTCTTGAGAGCCATCTATCTGTACCCTCCTCCTGCTGCTTTATATCGTCTAGCTAACATTTGAGCCTTTCGACCACTCCACTGCCCTGCGCGACCGCCTTTTGATCCACGCTTAATAGAGTAAAATAACTGTTTACGCATTTTAGGCTTTGTATAGTTTCCTGCTGCGTTAACGGTTGATTTACGTCTTTTAGGCACTTGTTATCTCTTTCTAGCCTTCTTCTTGGCTGTCATACTTAACTGTGAAAAGTGATATAAGCGTTTGCTTGTTCTACCATGCGTCTTGCCAGAATGAATCTGACCGTTTGGCATTCTGTGAGAATTACCCTTAAAGACAGTTCCATTTCGCAAGTAATGTTTAACGCCTATTGCCATTACTTTTTCTTACCACCCTTTTTTTTACCACCCTTTTTCTTTGGTGGACGGCCTTTCTTAGTTCCGTAAGTACCCATTCCTTTTGGCATATCAATCTCCTTAGAATTAAAACCTCACCTTCGCAGTGCGTGACCTAACCCAGTGAGGAAGAAAAGGGGCTTTCGCCCCTCATCAATTATCCCATAAGAACCGCGATTGCATCTGAGTTCCATGCTTTTACGCCCCAGACAGCACCAACTTGGATCATTGCTTTGTTGAAGCCTTTATAAACAGCAACCTCAAAGACCATTCCAGTTAGTGGATCTTGAACGACCATGATGTCCTCAGCAGCATCGCCACCTGTTGGTTTAGCAGGCGCTCTCATTGCAATTTCCATTCCTGCTTGGTGCATCATGATATTTGCAGTGTAGTTATTGCCCACTGTGATCGCTGCGTTATCCGCAACTGCCACTCTTAGACCAGTATCACCTACAGACAAGTTACCGCCTGCGAGAGCGCTATTTACAACATAAGCGTTTGTATCGCCTGCGATTGTAATCACATCTCCTGCAACGATTGTACCTGAACCACCATCAGCAGGGATCGTAGTATCACCGATTGCTGCTGCTGCATTGTTGACAAGATACGATGTACCTGTGCCTTTAGTGTGGCTCTGCACTTGGCTACTTTCTTTCAGTGAAACACCTTGCAAGTTAAGTAGCTCACCTCTGCGAAGAGTGTCGTCACTTCCTGCTGTGTTTACTTGAGTAAGTGTTGCTAAGTTACGAAGATTAACTCCTGCACTTGTGTTTACAACCAAGCTCATTAGTCCATCATTTGTTGGCATTCCGTTGTCAGCCAAGATTTGACGAGCCGATGCGACTGTGTTGAAGTTTGAACCAAATGGAGTTGTTCCTGCTGTACCAACTGCACGAGAAGCGTTCTTATATGCTTCTTCAGCTAGATCAGCTTCCATTTCATTCACAAGTGTTCGCATAGCTTGTTGGATTTGTGCGCCATATACTGTTTCGTATCCTGCGCCACCATCTAAGAAGCGTACATCTTCTCCAGTGTATGGGATCTGAACACCGCGCTGATTAGATATTGTCAGCGTTTTGTTAGTTAGTGTTTGATCTGTTCCCT